GGTGGTCTCTGCTGGTGCTCCAGCTGGGGCCTGATCACCCAATTCCATCTCGCCCTGCTTGGACTTGCGCCTGTGCTTCTGCCCACCTTCTTCGGCCGAGAACAGTCCCTCCGGGGCGATCTTGTTGAAGTCGCTGACTTCCTCAAGATAATATCGCAGGTCTTCCCAGGCCACTCGGCCCTTCATCGGATCGGTCAGGGCCATCTTATAAATCCGCGCCATGATGGTTACCATGGGCACGTTGACCCCCTGATCGCTCGCCCGCTTGGCTGCGGCACTCAAGAGCTGGTTGGCTTGGCCGTTCCTGCTCTTGGTGGCGAGCAGCTCTTTCATGTAGCTGCGCACGGCAGCCGGTGGGGCCAGCTGACGGATATGCTCACCCTCCGGTACCTTCCTCGGCTTCTTGCTTGATTTCCTGGTGGAACTCGCCTTCTTCGCCGCTTTGGCCATGATTCGCTCCTGTAGGTGGATGGAGCGAGCTAGATACCACATCTTGGGGCCGGTAGCGAACAATAGGGAAATTTTCCACCGCTTTGCTCTTGCGAATCTCCAAAATTTGCGCTAGCGAAAATGGCACTGGTGAGTCTCACCCATGATCGCATACCAGAGCTTTCAGCCGCCTACCGATGAGTGGGCGAAGATGGTTTGCAAGGTCGGCCAGGGAGCGGAGTGTTGTCGGTATCTCACAGCGACCCCTGGGGGCTGGTCATGCGCCAAGCATACGCCTCTCGCTCGCTTGCTTGATCGCAAGGTAGCGGCTGACAAGATGAGCGCACGAGGAGACAACTGTCTAGGTCGGGGATCACGATGACGGCGACGACACTGGTTAAATCGTTTGCAAGGCTCGATGTCAAAGAATGGGACGGCCGACGCATCTCGATGCCGGGAATTTACAGCGATATTCCTTTAGAAGATTATCACGGCGATATCTGCATTGAGCCATCGATCTCATCAACCGGACTGCGCAAACTCTACAGCCCATTTCCAAATGTGAAGGCATCTCCAGCGCATTACTGGATGACTAGCCGATACAATCCAGAGCGCATCGAGGAGGACGAGACAGACGCAATTATCCTCGGGCGAGCTGCACATCATCTATTGTTTGGTGAAAAGAAATTTGATGAAGTGTTCGTCAGAAGACCAGCAACAGTCAATGGTGAAATCTGCAATCGCGTCACTCGCTCGGGCAAGGCGTGGCATTTGAAACAAGAGAGACTCGGGCTCACCGTTATCAAGCCTGACCAGCTGGCAGCAATCAACGGCATCTATCGTGAGCTGAAAAAGGAGCCACTAATCTGGGACCCGGAACGGAAACGCGAGGGACTTCTCAACGGCCTGATCGAGCATTCGATGTTTTGCAAACACCGCTGCGGCGTATGGCTCAAAATCAGACCAGATGCGATCCCTAACGACTCGATGGACTATGTTGATTTCAAAACAACCAGCTCGATCATGTGGCCAGACTTGCAGAATTCGATCAAGAAACTTGGTTATTTCATGCAAGCCGGGCTAACGGCGATGGTTGTCCATGCAGTCTTAGGTGAATGGATAAATTCGTACACCTTGGTATTTGCGGAAACGGCAGAGCCGCATTGCGTCGAGATCGTCACGCTCAAGGAAAATGACATCAAACGCGGGATCGACGCCTGCGAGATCGCGATATCGAAATTCATGAAATGCTGGGACGCCAAGCACTGGCCTGGACCGCGCGGCGATTGCCGTGATGCTAGGTACATCGAGATGACCCAATGGGATCAGAAGCAGATCGACGAGACACTGCAGCTAGATCGGAAGGGATGAGTTTGGTGAGGACGAAAAGGCATGGCAGGCGCGACGTGGTCCGATGGGGTCTGGCCCGACCTGTTAAGTTTCGGCTAGGCACGTTTTGGCCGGTTTATTCGTCCTCACCATATTTTTGAAGGGAGAGAAGCATGACCGACATGACTATTGAACCCCCACTGTCCCAACAGCTCACCCGCATCGATGAGCCGATGGAGCGCAAGCGCGTCGGCGACATGGTTGTAACGAAGTGGGCTGGCCTCACCTTCAACGAGTATCGAGAGGCAATCGAATTCAGCAAGTTGATGGCGCAGGCCCGCAATAGCGTACCCGCCTATCTCAAGCAGAATCCGGGCGACTGTCTCGCAATAGTGACGCAAGCACTGCGCTGGCATCTCGAACCGTATTGGGTCGCGCAACATTCATACGTGGCTAGAGCGGAGAGTCTGATCGCCTATGACTCAGCAGTTCACACCGCGATCCTGCTCAGCTCGGGAATACTCACTGGTAGACCACTCTACTCGTTCAACGGCGAAGGCGAAGAGCGGACTTGCACGGTGCAATGTCAGATCGGGCAACAGGTTCTCGACTACATCACACCTCCGCTGCGGCAATGTCGTCCGCCAAAGAACGAACAAGGCGTGGTCAAGGGATCACCACTGTGGACGAAAGACCCGGACCAGCAGCTTGGCTACTACGCCATCAGGAACTGGGGCCGCCGCCATACCCCGGAGCTGCTCGGTGGCGTCTATGACCGCGATGAATTCAACGAGACAACCCAGGACGTTGTCGAGGCCCCGACGAGCCCCAACCTGATCGACCGGTTACCGGCCAGGATGGAGACCACGAAGGGGTTCCAGGAGAACGTGGTTGACGAGACGCTCAAGGGCAAGCCAGCGCTAGCCCCAGAGAAGGCCGCCGGTGAGGGGAAGGCGGAGGGTGAGGCCGATGTAGCGGCCAAGTCCGAAGCGCCAGCTACGCCCAACGCCAAGGGCAACGGTGAGCCATCCAAACCGGCACCCAAGACCCCAGCGACGGCTGACGAGTACATGACCTATGCCGCCCGATGGATCGAGCGGCTCGACGACGAAGAGGAGCTGAAAGCCCGCTGGGACGGCGAAAAGGAGCTGCGAGTTGGCCTGGGATTGCCGCTCGCCGTCCGCAAGCGCCTGGAGGGCATGCTGCATGCCCAGATCGCTACGGTGCAGCAAGGGAGGAAGCGGAAATGATCGACAACGTTCACCAGATGCCCAAGAGGGCTGCGCTGACAGTTGAGGATGCCAAGCTCGTACAGCGTTACGAAGAACACCTGAAAGCCCTGCGCAGGCACCGCAAATTTTTAGAGAACAAGAAAGTTCACGCTACGCATATCCAGCTGCTATCCAGACTATCTGATAAGGAAGTGCCGGTGGAAAGACCAGGAGGCTATGGTGCTGATGGTCTTCATTACCGTTATGCGGAGAACGAAGGCTGGGAAGTCTACCATGCAATTGCTCATGGCAAGCTGAACATTGAGGTGTATGCCCAAAACGGTATGGTGCCAACTCTCGGCCATCGCGTCATGGATGGTATCCGCGCCGCCGTAGCCGATGAGATCGAGGCCACAGAAAAGAAGATCGTCGATCTCGGCTTCGCGATCCCGAAATGACCCCCGAAGTCCCACTTCGGCTCGACTATCTCGACGACATGCTGGTGCGTCGGATCAGCACCATGGTGTTCCTGGCCAAGGAGTTTCCCAAGTCGCCCGGCTACTACCGGGACGCTGGCCTCGCCCTGCTGATGCTGCGGGAAGGCAAGTCTGGCGTGCTCTGGGCCAGGATCATCCGCACCTACTGCAAGCTCGGCCCCAGGCGGGCCTATCAGCTGATGGAGCTGGCGGCGGGCAAGAGCTTGGAAGCGCTCCGGCGAAGGACTTCCGCCGCCGTCAAGAACCACCGCAAAAACAAGTGGTTAACCACAAAAGCACCCCGCCGAAAGCGGCCCAAAAGGGGGGTCTAAGCATGACCTTGTGCATTACATGCCCATGAAGCCCCAGCAGACCACAGTGATGATCGTGCAGCAGACCGCGCGCCTCTGGCGGATCATGCTGCGCTACGAGGACGGCGAGGTGTGGGTGAGTACGAAGGTATACGCCAGCGAGGACGAGGCAGGAAAAGCAGCCCTCGAATGGGCACTTGAAAATGCAGTACCGGATCAACCGGATCACATCCAGTGAGGGAGTAAACAAATGGCCCGCGTTCCAAAATATTGTTATCGAGTTCTCACTACCAAACGTCTCGGCACTCAACAGACTTTAGAAAGTCACAACTTCGAGACACTGCCTGGAGCAATCGCTTTCAGAGAGATCGCGCTAGGCAAGGAGCGGACCGTACGTGTCGAGGTGGTGATGGTATTGGACGAATCGACTCCATCGCATCGAACCGAAGGCATCATCGAGAGGAGCAACCATGAAACTGCGTCCCGCCCTCAATATCGCCAAAGGCCCAGCTGGCGTCTGGCTGATCGACCTCGCAACTGACAAAGACCGCTTCGTCATCTCCATCGCGAGCTGTGACGGCAAACGTTACAGTCATCTCGTGATGCAATCGCTCGCTGCTCACATTTCCGAAAGCCTTCCGGCGATCATCGAGGTTCCAGATGAATAAAGACACTGACGACATCAAGCTCACGCTGGCGCTGATCCTGTCCAATCAGGCGCTCATTCTCGCAGCGCTCGGCCAAGCGAGCAACTTGAAACAATTCAATCTTGCTGGCGATGTCGCGCTAGATCATGCCCGGAAGATCGAACAGGAGATCAGGCGCAAGCACGATATCGAGCGGCGAGTGCAATGACAATCGAACGGATAGCCAAGTGTTTGGCAACGGGCTGCTTTACCGCTGCCGCGCTGAGCGCAATTATGGCCATGTGGTCATGGAGCACGGGCCACCAGCTCCTAGTCATCATCCACCTCAGCCTGACGGCTATCAACATCGTCGTTGGCGACATGAATCTCAAAATCGCTCAGGACCTACGGAGATGAAGCGCAAGCACATCCCGTTGATCGAGATCGCCGCCTCGGCCCTGGCCGACAAGCTGACATCGGTAGAACGTGCCGAGCTTGTCGCCACCAAGGCACCCGCGGCCGCGGTGCTGCGAATGTTCACACCCGATCATATTGCGCTCCATTGCTGGGGCGGATCAGACAAATGGTGGAACCTCGACATGCGCCGACGAGGACCGGAGCTGAAAGCCAAGGACCGGGCCGACACCTCGCGCGCGGCGAAGTCTGTACGCATCGAGGGTGATTGGAAAAAGTTCGTTCATTATCTACACACCGGCAAGAAGCCACCCAAGCGCAAATCACGCTGGCCATCGCGGCCATTTCCGAAAAGGCTGAAAACATGACACTCGACCGATACGTATGGGATGAAACCGGACATCGGCACTCACACTGTCATGGTGTCCCAGCAACGGTTTGGTTTGATAACGTAAAATTGGCGATAACCCTGCTCAGTAAACCGGAGTGGCGAGCACAGAACGGTATCATCCGTGTCTTCGACATCAGCAACGAATGCGACGATCCAGACTGCATGCGGCTCAATAGACGGGTGAAGCCGGAACGACGATGCCTCGCTCAGTATTTTCTCACCAGAGACATTGCGCCAGTCAGGCCAGCCAACGAGACCGAGATCAACATCAGACAATGCGAAGGACACCCGTTCAAGCAAGGCAGCTATCTCTGTCGTCAATGCGCTGTCATCGGCGTCACCAAGCGTCTGATCCAGGAGGCTAAAGATTATGGGACAATTCACAAACGCGGAGAAGGCCAAGGAAGCACAACGGGAAACTCAGAAACGCAAGGAAGTCTACGCCCGGCAGGGGATGGTGACCGGCATCCACAAAATGCGGATCGCCATGATGCAGGAGATCGCCGACGAATACGCTGAGCTGGCAGCAAAGGAGCGACTGGTATGACCGACAAAGTTCTCAGGTTCTCAGGCTTCCGGCCAATCAAATCAGAAGTGTCAGAGTTCTACACGGGCAATCTGCTCTACGTGTTCCGGCAGCTCGACCAAATCCAACAGCGCCCCCATGCCAAAACCGTCCAGGACCTTTGGCCTGACGAGCAGACAGAGAAGAGCCCTGACGGTGATAGCGGCAACGGGCCAGCCGCTTAAGAGCATCGAACACGGCGTGTATCGCAGCCTGCGCATCAAGGGATTAATCACCCACGCCAGAAACGGATACGCGCTGACCGAGATGGGAGAGGACATGGTCAAAGTATTGAGTGGATGGCGCGCCGCCAAATGAACGTCCCTGAAGGAGAGGAAGCGATAGACGTTCATTGACGACGCGCCGCGAGCAATCTGGGTCGGTGAATGCTGCTTTCCCCGCACCATCATGCTCGTATCTGCTATGTCCCTCCCAACCATTCCGTGTCAGGCTTGCCAAACTGCTCCGCCGTCCAGCCCGACATGCTGCGGAAGAACGTGGCGATCTCCGCCTTGTGCTGTATCCAGCCGTCGCGGAAGGTGTGAGCGCTCGACCAACTCTTGTGGCGCTCGAAGTGGCCGCCATCCGGCGTCATCGGGACGCCGCAGCCGATGACCTTCTTGTAACCCTCACGCCGCGCGACCTCGCATGCAAACAAACCGGAGGAGCCGCGCCACTCCATAGAGGCGGTGTCATGAGTGACGCAGGCGTGCTTGCGGTGTGCCCATATCTGCAACGGCTCCGGTAGTCCAGCCTTGCGGCGCGCGCCCAGCCAATTGTCCTGGCCGTTGAGCTTGTCGGGATGCAGCGTGCACGCAACCCCCAGCTCGGGGAACGACTTGATCTGATCGTTGACATAAAAAAATCGAGCCCGCCGCCCGGCGATGATCTTCCTGGCTTCCTCCAAATCCTGTTGCCAACACTCGGCGCCGCCGATCACGATGGCGACTTCCTCGCCGCCATCCTTGCGTGCTTCGACGGTGGCGGATTCGATCTTGTTGTACCTGTCGCCGATGACCTTGCCGTGGCCCTCGATGTTGCGCAGCACCGGATCGTCAGATTTGCCCGGCTCGTATGACCGCACATCATTGAAACCAGAGAAATACAAAACATCGCGCATGAGCTGCGCGTTCCAGATCATCTGGTGTCCGTGCGCAAAGATGATCGCGTGCATGGCTCCGCGCTTGGTCGGCCCGACGTTCTGCCATTTCAGGGTGAAATTGTAGTAGTCGCTCTCGCTGCACTTCGCGATCTGCTCCAGGCTCGGCACCGTGACCCGCAGCACGCCGCCGGGGACCAACACACGGTGCGCCTCCTTGAAGAAGTCGATGGCCTGCTTGTGGGTGACGTGCTCGACAACGTGCTCGGCGAAAACGTAATTCACACTGCTGTCGTCCCATGGTAGGCGCTTGGTGATGTCCACGTCGGCATCGTGGTTGTCCCAACCCGAAAGTTTGTTGTTGCCGCACCCCAAATTTTTTCGTACTAAGGGTAAGGCGCGGCATGTTTCGGCACGGTAAGGTCTGTCTTGATTAGGCACGATCCGGCTGGGCTGGGCAGGTTTGGTCAGGTCCCCGGCGCTTACAGTCGCCGCTACAGTTTGAAGCACGTCAGTTCGTGCCGGGGCCTGGGCCAACGCCATCTCGGTGAATTTGCGGTAGACGCCTTGCTGCGCAGAATCATGTTGATGCGTGATCCAATCCGCGTTTATTTTCTCGATGTTCTGCACGCTGATCTGATTCTTGTCAGCTCGTAACGCTTTCCACGGCATGATCCGGAATTGCTTTGCGTTCAGGTCCTGCTTCAAGATCGCCATGTTGATGTAGCGCTCTGGCGTTGGAGCGACCCGGCGGTTAGGCCAATCGTAACGCTTGATGAAATCACTGCGCGCGATGTAGTCGGTGTTGAAGAACATCAGCCCGGTTTCGATCCATTGTGTCTCTACTTCGACGTTGCGCATGCCGCGCACATGCGTGCTGGCGCAATCGATGCCCTCAGCCTTCATCTGCTGTACGATTGGTCCGACAGGTAGACGCAATAGTGAATCACCCTCGATGTGAGCGACGTATTCGTAATTAAGCTGGCAGGCGATCTCCAAGCCTTTGCAGAACGCGCGGCCCCAACCGTCGCGACCTTGCGTGACATTCCGGCGACTAAGGTGGCCGATGTTGTCGGGGAAGTCGAAGCGCATTTTGTGATGTCGAGTTTTACCGTCATAGAGCGTCCAGTCCTTGAATTTCTTGATCGGTGATTGTGAATCCACCACCAGGAAATCGCAGTCCTGATCATTCAGCGTGACGTGCAGCTTCTCCCAAAGATCAGTGAGATTGTCGCGATCCGGCGAGTCCACATAGAAGGTGCCGAAGAGCAGCGTATTCCGCTGCATCCGGTCGCCCACGAACTCCTTGATCTTGGCCAGCGCCGCCGGGACATCGATGCGCTTGTCGCAGCGGTGGCTGTTGCTGTGACAGTCGCACGGCGTGATCGGGTCGATGGGACAAGTTGGCGCGAGATGAGCACCCACACGCTGTGTTGTGCGGTAGCTTTCCCGGCCGCCATAGACACAGATCACTGCCGTGCCGACTGCCTGCGCCAGAACCGGCGCAAAGCCAGCGTTGCAGAAGACGAGGTCCGCCTCGGCAAATAGTGCCGCCATCTCCGGGAACGCCAGCTCACCCTTATGTAGCTTGATGTCCGCTTCCTGCTGCGGCCCTTCGATCCATTCCCGGCCCTGAGCTAGATCGGCAAGGCTGATCACGAAGTATTTGTCACGGATCGAGCGGAACAGCTCGTCATAGGTCTTCGGGTCTGGATTGCGCGAGCGGCCGTCCCATTCGTTGCGCACCACGATGGGCCGGTGCACCAACAATGGTTTTCCATTGGGATTCCATTGTTTGATTGCGCCCCTGATCTTGTCTCGCCACTCCGGCTTGATCGGCAGGCTGAAATCCGGCCGCTCCGGCATCTTGAGGCCGACGCAGGAGAACATCGCTTCAAGGATCGAACCGTGCTGATCGACCAGCACTTTCGGATAGCCGATGTTGTGCTGAATTGCGTTCTCCGGCACCAGCGGAAAGTTGGCAGCCTGGAACCGCTCATGCTCACGCTGCATCGTCTTGGCCTGGGCGTGCAGGCTGGTCGGCCGCATCACCAGCTTGAGCCCGCGCTCGATCAGGTCGTGATAAAGCTCGAAGTGACAGGTGTGCAGCCAGACATCATAGGTCTTGAGTAGCTCGCGCATCACCGCGCGCTGATGGATGTTATCGCCGATGCCGAAGTGACCGCGCACCGAGAGTGCTTGTCGGCCGGTTGCCGGTGCTGGTGGCGGTGGCTCGGCCGCGGCGCTCCTGGCGAAGGACATCTTCTTGATCACGAGGTCGCCGCGCATGCAGAGCTGCTCGAAGGTGCCCTCGTTGATATCGACGTGCTTCAATGCGCCGGGAGCCACCTCGATCTCGCGCTCGTTCACGTCGTAGAAGACACGCTTGGAAGCCGAGGCATTGAGGATCGAGCAGATCATGGCATTACTTTAGTGAGAGCAGCGCATAGGCCATCATGCCAGGACACTGACGTTGCTGACATGCGCCTTCGGCCATCCGCGCTAATGAAGAAGACGGCGCATTCGGATCAGCGGCTCTAGTCATCCGCTCGTGTATGGTTTCCAGGACCCGGAGATGGATTTGATGGCGCGCCTCGACCATATTGTCGAAGCCATCGGGGATGTCAGCTGGCAACCCAGCCAAAGACCGCTTAAGCTTGTACCATTCCCGCAGGTTGGTCTTGATATTATCGCGGCTAAGATCATCCGGTATTTCAAACTCAACAACCTTCAAATCAGGCCGCAGATGGCTGAACTGATCGGCGGCCATCTTCGACGGAAAAGATAGAACCGGAATTTGGTCTGCGACCACGAAATATGTTTTCATGTTCACGGTTTCTTTCTAGCTGGTTGACCCGGTCCTGGCCGATAATCTTTTGGTTTTGACCCGACAAGAGCAAGGCCGCCGCCGGTCCCCTGATTCTTCCACTCAACGCCATTCGCCTTGTCGCGGTAGAGCCAGATGTTCGGTTTACCAAACGCTTTCACCGCTGCTTGTTTGTCTGGTGGCGGGACCACGTTGTTGTATTTCGCATTCTTGCTTGGCCAGACAAACTTGGACAGATTGGCTTTCGTTGGCGGGATATATTTATTGAGATAGACATGCGTGTAGGCGTATCTGATCTTCTGGTTTGGTCCGGTGGCCTTCCACGTTCCTTTTTCCTGCTCAAGGCTCGGCATCCCGAATTGACCGCCTTTCAGTGACATCGCAAACGTCTTTTCAGTTTTCCAGTGGCTACCCTTCTTCGGATACACCGTAAACTGCGGCAGCACGCTGATCTCTGGCACCACCTTGTTGTTGATGACGAATGCCACCTTTGGGGGCACCTCGATGCCCGGCGGCGACAGTCCAATGTGGGCCGCTTGGACCCCGGCCAAGGTGTCAATGAACTCTATCAGAGTCTTGTTGTCCTGCTCACCGGACAGCACCATTCCTGATAGATCGAACGAAAGGAAGATGTGATTCCAACTATCTAACACGAAGCCGCCAGTCTTGAATGTCAGCGAGTTAACGATCTCCTGGTCAACGCTGGTGTTCTCCTCTGGCCACGCACCAGTGAGCTGGAAGTTGATGCTGCCGTCGTAGAACAACGTGGATGGAATGGCTGGTGTGCCGTAGTTGACTTCGGGGAGCTTGTCGAAAACAACGACCAAATCACCGTACGCGAAATATTTTGCCGTGCCGCCGGTATCCACCCTAATTGCCGGGTGATCCGGCACTCCCGGTGTCGGCGTCGGCTGCATGGTGTTGTTCAATGGCGAGGACCAGAAGTTGGTGAAGAACACCTCGCTATTGATGAGATGGCTTAAGCTGCAGACATCCCCTCGTAGGACCGAGGTTCGGCCGGGTAGGCTTAGCATGGCCTGAACCTGAAAGTATCCACTCCAGGTCCAGGTCATCGCCTTAGCAAATAGACCATAGTAATCGCTGGCTTCGTTCAGCGCGAAATACGGCCCGAGCGGTCCCAGATTGACATCACAGAATTCGAGAATGCCGGTGTCGTCGAAGCCGTAGTATCTCACAGCCGGAATGATCGGAAAGATGTTGCGCCCAACCGGCATGTAGTAGAAGGCCGTGCCCGCGCCCGCCGCCGCGGTCCCGAAGATGATGACCCGAGCTTCCTTCCAGCCGTAACCCGGATCAACTGACGGATAGGCTATGCAGCCATCGAACGGGAACCAGCCGTCCTTGCTCATGTCCTTGCCGCCGATATAGATTCCGCCGATATAGTCCGGGAAGGACGGCATGCCGAGTCCGCCCACCCACCAGAAAAATCCGAGATACCCCTCCCAGAACATATTGCAGTTGATGCCGATGCCGGTGCGTGGCTGAGCGCTCTGGCCGAATTGCATGATGGGGATGCGCTGGCGGACGTTCTTAGGGGCGACGTGCGGGTCGATTTGATCGGCACGCTTGCTTTGTGCTGTGCCAGCCTCCGATGGGATGTAGACCCAGGTCGAGATGGTCATGCTGGACACATCCTCGCCTACGCCGCTTGTGTATGTTCGTGTCATTGCTCTTCCGGCGCATACTCGACGGCGATGACGTTTGATCCGACATTGACTATGTCCTGAAACGGATCAAGGCGGATGACATTTTTGAGCTCTACCGAATCCCTGGAGAGCTGCTCGAACAGCGGCTCCACGTCATAGCGGTTCTCGTTGAGTACGAAGTTAATACGCTGGCCTTCGAGGCCGGATCGACCAATCGTGGAGTCAGCCCCAAACTTAACAATGAACTTATCCGTCATCTCGACCACAAGAAAGAGATAGTCATCGTCGTCATGCTTTCCGTCCTGCAGGGCTGCCTTGTATGTCTGCCAGTCCACAAGCTTCGGGTTCTTGCCGTCAGCATCCGCCATTTTCATGCCATTGAGATCGTTGTTGACGATCTTCATGAAGGCGGTCACCCTGGTTTGCGACGGATCACCTTCGCTACCATCGAGCAGATTGTCGTTGAAAACGAACTGAACGATCTGCCCCTCAAAGATGTCACCGCGCGGCAGCTGTATCTTCATCTTCTCGATGATCCAAAGGTTGATGTCGTTGTCGTTCATCGAGAGATCGCTGTTAGGATCACTTGGGACATCCGGGTCCTTGATCCTCCGCTTCTTAGTCTTGCGCTTTGCGTTGGCGTTCTCACCCTGCATGTCAGCCTTGCTGGCATCGACACCATTCAGCTGATTGTTTGGATCATCGTTCCAGATAAACTTGTATCGGATGTCCTGCGCTTGCACACCCTCCAGCGTGCTTTGGAAGTGCACCGGCATCTCATCCGTCCTACGTACATCGACAAACAGATCGGTGACGATACCCTCCTCGTTGGTGTCGGGGTTGATCGCCGTCTTGTAGACGCGCTTGACGTGACCTTTTGGTGGAAGAGCCATTTTCAAATTGCCATGAAAGCGAGGATTGGAGCCGGGATTTGCTTACCCATTTGGACGGCGGTTGCATAGCCATCAGCGTGGCCAGCCACCGGGATCGAGCGCGAACTGATCGCGTAGACGGTGGCGTAGCCATCCGCGTTCCCGGTGATGGTGAGCGGTGCGCCAGCGACGGTGCGCCAGACTTCGAGGTTAATAGATGTGACACGAGCATTGCCGCCCGATGATTTGATCCAGACTTCGTTGGTAACCATAGTCACGCGAACGCGACTGGGATTGATGACCCAGACTTCGTTGGAGACTATGGTGGTACGAACAGACATGTTCTTCTACAGCAATAGTTTGACGCTAGGCTTGAGTGCGTTCACGTTGGCGAAGGCCCAAAGGGCACCAGTGTTCGGGTCTACAGGATAAACTCTCTGCTGGATGACGTAGTTGTTTGTGAGGATGAGGGTTGGCAGTGTATCGACGGTCCCACCACTGGTGAGCTGCGCTGTGACCCAATGCGGCCCCGAATCGTCCATCCGGGCCATGTAGGTCATAGATACCGCGACGATTGTTAGCGGCTCTGGCGTCACTGGGGCGATACCGTACTGGTCCACATTGTTCACGCCGTTGGTTAACACGTAGCTCGTATCGCCGTCCTCGGCCGTGTCGGCCACCGCCTCGAAGTTATGGAGGCCAGTGTTGCGGCTCCAGGTGATCGCGATGTCGGCGTTCGGTCGCTGCTGGACCGCGTACACGTCTCCCTGCCATGTGTTCGGCTGCGCCCCCTGGTCATTGAAGACATAGAAGTCGTCACAGTAGTCATTGGTCGGCGTCGTGCCTTGAAGCTGGATACCGTTGGCGAAGAAATTGGCGGTGCCGTTCCGAGTGTTGAGGCCGGTCGCTACCCACGGCAGACTGGCACCGTTGATGTCGATGTGCCGCAGCTCCACTGATCCTGCCGTGTTGTGGACCACGATCTTCACTTCGAGGTGCATCCACATGCCAGCGGTTGGGGCGAGCACCGGCGAGGTGGCCAACACCGTGCCGGTGGTTGCACCGTTGGTGACGACAAAGTCACCACCGTTACGCAGATAAAGTCCCCCTTGGATTGCTGGACCGTTCTCGTCTCGCCAAGCGAAGCCAGCGATGGCTGTGGTGCCGCCGTTGACGTGCGCTTGCGACGAGAAGAGATTCAGGTTCACGTAGATGGTGGAGCTGGTGTTTGGAAATGGGACAGTGTTGAGCGTGGTGCCGAAGGAGCCGCCGTTGCCGAGCGCGCAGGCGCGGCCGGTGCCAAATCTGGTGCTGGTGGTCGTGAAGGGAGGAAGCGCATATGACGACCAGATCGCATTGTTCAACAGAAGATCGCTTCCAGCATTGTAGAAGTCGAAACTGTCACCAATCATCCAAGCCATGGTTGATTCTCAGGTGAGGAGCTTGATGCCGAGCAAGCATGCGTTGACAGCGCTCGGCGTCCAGGCCAGCCCCGTGTTCGGGTCCTGTGGGTATGCCGCCGAGACGTATGCGTAGGTGCTCGCGACATTCATAGTCGGCAAGTTGACCGTCGTGCCTCCGCTGGTGAGCTGAGCGTTCATGGTGTGCGGACCGGCGTCGTCCATTCTTGCCTCGTATCTTGGACAGACCGCAATGATCGTGTTCGGTGTCGGCGACAGCGGGGCCATCCCATAGGTGTCCGTGGCGTTCACCGTTAGGGTAGAAACGTAGGTCGAATCACCGTCATCCTGTGTGTCGTCCACCGCAAGGCAGTTGTTTGGTCCCGTGTTGCGCGCCCAGGAGATCGCGACATCCGAAGTCGGCAATTGTCGGACGGCATGCACGTCGCCCTGGAAGGTGTTCGGCTGCGCGCCTTGATCGTTGAAGACGTAGAAATCGTCCATGCCCTCGCCCGCAGCAGAATTCGATTCGACGTTGACCACGTTGGCGTAAAAATTAGCTGAACCGTTACGGGTGTTGAGGCCGGTTGCGCTCCAGCTTGCGGTGGTCGATCCATTGAGCCGCAGCTCAACGGTCCCCGCCGTGTTGTGGATAAATATCTTGACCTGAATATGCGCCCATTGACCTGAGAGTGGCATCAGCACTGTCGAGGTCGCCAGCACGCCGCTGGCGATGGCCCCGGTGGTGAGCACGAAATCCCCACCGTTGCGCAGGTAAAAACCACACTGGATATTGGCGGTGGTGTCGCGCAAGGTGAAGCCTACAGTTTTTGTCGTACCGCCGTTGACATGGGCGTTGCCCCCCGAGATGATGTTGCAGTTCACAAAGATCGTCTGGCTGTTCGTGAACTGTATCGTCGAAGCGTTCCCAGCCGTGACGCTGGTGTTCCCCAGTTGCAACCAGATACTGCCCGCAAACCGTGGGGACGATCCCGACAAAGTGCATTGCGAGACCGCCTGCCAGATCGACGGGTTGATGGTCAGGTTCGCTCCGGCGTAGAAGTCAAATCCGTCGCCGACTAGCCACGCCATCTCAGTTCTCCGTGATGGTGGTGCCGGTGGTGAGGACGGGCGCAATAGTGTTGACGATGGTGATCGTAGGGGTGATTGGTCCCCGATACATGAGCTTGCCGGTCCCACCTAAAGCGAAACCTAATCCAAACCATTGCAGAACTTGGCCAGCTCCGCCGGTTGGAGTCGGAAACGCCACCGGACCCGCGAGCACACACGCGTTGCCGGTCACCACGAAACCGGAAGCGGTCCTGGCCACCGGAACGCGGGCGTAGCCGGTATATGTCGCCTCATTGGTGGTCTGGTCGCCGCCGATCCCAGGATCAGTCGTGTGCAGACTGAAATAGAGAAACGTCAGCGGCGAGACTGCAGCGTTGTCTGCGAGCTGTACTATGGGTGTGGCGTTGAAGATGAGCTTCAACAAGTCATTATCGAATATCTGTGCTTTGCCGCCGACCACGTCCGCCTCCTACATGTAATTCTGTCCGATGACACTGCCGTCGATGGTGGTGCCACCGTCGAACGAAGTGAGCGCATAGATATCGCGACCATTGACTGACACGATGGGTTGCGCGCCGCCCGGCCAACGGTAAGCGCCCGGCCAAGTCCAGGTGTAAGCCCCGGTGTTGCGTATCTCCAGCAGGAGCCTGCCGAGCTGTCCAGCCGGTGGCCAATTGGTGACGCTGTTCAAGGTCACGCCATTGGTCATCACCACGCGCTGCACCGATCCCAGCGAGTAATCAAGATCGAGCGAGCCAAACACATTGATCCCGCCCTTGATTGGAATATCGGCGGTTAGCGAGTTCACCCACGCGCCGCCCTTGTACGTAATTATCTCGCCAGGGAGTGGACCGATCACAGTGGCGTCGAAGTGTGGTGGCGAGTTCACCCACGCCGCCAAGTCAGCATCCCACGTCAGCAGATGACCATTTGCAAGCGCAGGCGACTCCAGGATGATTACATCGCTCAAATCCTCAAGCTTAATCGAAGCTGCCGCAACTGAGGCAGCTATCCATACAGTGCCATTGAATGTCAGCACCTCGCCCGCAGTTGGGGCCGGAGACGTGAGATGAACATCAGACAAATCACTAAGCTGTGCAGTTTCCCATTGGCAGATAAAATCGACTGTACCGACCTTGCGCAGGAAAGTCCCGTCAGCGCCACCAAGCGGCAGCGTGTTCGCCGCGTTGGTCAATAAGAGACCATAGAAGTCATGCCCGAGACCGTCGTTAGCGCCGGGGTCGAATGTCGCTGCGCTGGTGTGATTGAGCCGCACGATGTAGGTCGAGCCGCCATGAGTGAAAATGTCATTGGCGACATAGGCGTGATTTGGCAACCACTCGCCGACGAACTGTATTGACGCAACCGGCAGCGTGAACGGACCATATATCGTGTGATCCGTCAGCACGAAGGTGAGCTGATTGCCGATCACCAGGATGTTGGCGATGCCGACACCCTGCTGCGCCTTGGCCGCGATGTCCTGGATCGCTTGCCAGAAATTGTAATCGACATCGACTGGATCGAGGTCTTCTGATTGACCAGGACCCCATGGGCCGGGAGTGCGGAATTTGTAAGCCATTACTGCTGCTCCCTAGCCTCCACCGCCGCCTGCTCCATGTAGTGGGTGACGGTGATGTCCCAGTGCGCAGAGCCGGTCTGGATCGGCGGCAGCGGGCCAGCACCAGAACCGCCAAAGCCGGGCGTGATATAGATCGGGGTATTGTTCGAGGTGTTCGGTTGCGTCAGATAAAGCTGAGCCGGAGCTGGTGTCGGCAGCTGATAAGCTCGGACTGCATCATCGAGACCGCGTGGCATGTCACACCATGGCCGGAGCTGAGAGATTGACGGTTTCTCTGATCATCATGTCAGTCGTCTCGACCGCGTAGTAGTTGGAGAACGGACCATTGGTCACCGGCTTGAGCACCAGCTCAAACCAAAGCCCCGTGCCCTGCAGCATCTTTTGCAATACCGCTATCTCAACTGCGATCTGGATATCGTAGAACGGCGAGACTGGTACAGTGATGGTGCCAGACGCCTGACCGCCAATCGCAGAGAAATTGACATACTTTGTTTGATTGGCCGCCGCGACCGCGTCATGCACGATCTGGTCTAATTCCAGTTGATAAATCTGGAGATTGAGTGGGTTGATCGTGGAGGCGAGCCCATGCCAGCCCTGTTTGAGGATCACATCGCTGGGATTAACCGGGAAGGTGAGCCCATCATCGTTCGGGGCAGCCGTGGGTGGGGTGTAACCCATCTCGTTGCCCATGGTATCGAACGGCCCAGGCTCCCACGGCGAGTTCAGTGGCGGGCATCCAACGGGAATTGTTGGCGGAGTCGCTGGCCAGTTTGGCGGTGTCGGCGTGGCCAGGAACGATATGCCGTCCTGCGGATTCCAGCCCGGTGGCCGCCAGTTCGGGTCTCCCGGTGAAAGCAGCGTGCGTACGCTGTAATACTTCTGGTACCCCGGCTTGACGTAGCCTTCCTTGACATAGGACGGGATGCGCGCCTCGGAAAAATTGAAGTCGCCCGATCCGAGTGAAGTGCCGACGCTCGCGCCCAGCACAACGGAGCCCTTCACCACGCCGCTGTCACCGTTGGCGCTAAGCTTGTACGAGACCACCTTGCCGGAGGCCGCGCCGCCAGGGATGCGCCGGTCGCTCACCTGTCCGTTCATCCGACATGACAACTGAGCTGCTACCTCGAAGCGGGTGTCGAAGGTGATCTCGCCCGCGCGAGCGCGCTTGCGCAGCTTGGCACGCGCACGGCAGAACCCGTGGATCAGAGACTTCTTGCCGCGGTCAGTCGAGAAGAACGTCGAGGCCGGTGTCATCCCAGGCCAGCCGCCAATCGGCACCTCGGCCAATCCTATGTTTTGCCAGATCACGCCGCCGTCCACGGTCTGACTGCCCACTGTTTGATTGAACGTGGTGTGGAATTCCCCGCTCACCCCAGTCTGGATCGCGATGTAGAGATATTGCCCAGATGGATTGTAAAACGTCCTGAATGTCGCGTGCTCGCCCTGCCCGATGCCGCCGAGCAATCCAGAGCTAGTGCACTCGTGCATCAGCTCACCAGGGCCACCATTGTAGCTGCAGAAGATGCTGTAGATCGGCACCGCTGTTCCGGTCGGCGGATAATTGAGCTGGCCAGGGATTTGTATCGAGTTGAAGTCTGGCACACCCGACACCGGCTTTGGCAGGATGATCGCTCCGAGCGGGACATGGCCAAGCCGCACCCAGTCCTGCACGCCATCGGCCGGAGGTGTATCCCCCAGGCTGACCCAGGTGACGGTGCCATCCTGCGTCGTATGGCCAGCGATGTTCGAGAACGTCGGGATCACCATGCCGGTGTTGCCGCTGTTGAGCGCAACCTGCGACGAGGTCTGGCCCGGCACGAGCGGATTATCTGGAAAGATGATGGTGCCGACATCGACATGACCGCCCATGCCGACCGTGTCCCAATTCAAAAACTCTAGCTGCGGCACAGATAGATTGCCGCTCTTCAAGGTGATCTGCTCGGTATCCTCGACCACGGTCGGGTCAAACAATGTCGGCTGAACGCCAGCCCTGACGGTGGTCTCGGCACGCTCCGAGCGCTGCCGGTCGGCCATGTAGACCATGCTAAGAACCGCGAGCGACTGCTTGCCAAGGAAGTCGAGCGCAAAAGTCTTGTAGCAAAACCAGTCGATGTCCTGCTTTGCTGGCCGGTTGATCGGAGCCGGATCACCGAAGCCATCCAACGCATTTGGATCGATCAGGCCAATCACATTGATCTCTTTGAGCTTGATCGTCTGGCCCCACGGCGGCGTGTAGTTGAGCGAGACCGACATGGTGTCGCCGGTCTGATGCTCCTTCTCGGTATTGGTCCATTGGTATGAGATCGATGTGACTTGCGGTTTCTGCTGCAGAAGCAATTGCTGCTCAAGCGATGGATCGCGCTCGCCAGCCCATGACACCCCGGCGTACCAACCGCCGCCCAGGTTGCTACCGCTCTTCGGCCAGTCGCCGACGAATTGATCAGACCCCAACGTCGGCCATGCCCATTGCCCGACGAAGAACGAGCCGCGATATTGCTGCTGCCATTGCACCTCAAGCTTCACGTTGATCGCTTTGAGCGGGGACTGCAGTAGCCGCCAGTTCACGCTATCGAAGAACACATCACGCGCAGCGAACACGATGGTGCCGTCCTCGCCGACCAGGACATCGCTGGCGCTGACCCGATTATCGATGCGATCAACGTGATAAAGCGCTGACCAACCTTCCAGGATCGCGTCTGGATCGTCACGCTTCGAGACCTCGAAGAACAGCGGATCGTAATTCGGCAGCACCTTGAGCGAACGAGCGACTTGCTGCTTCTGATAAACGTAGTCAGGCGCGCGCGCGATGAGCTGCAGCTTGATGGTGTTGTGCAGCGTATCTTTCGGAATGCCGACCAGCCGTCCATAGAACAATGGCAGCGGGCCACAAGCGTCATAGCTGTAGGACAACCAAGCCCAATACTCGCGCGCTGGATTGATCAACCCGACATAAGGATTCTTGATCTCAACGGTGGCCATGGGTATCTGGCCTTCGTCGTGCTCGATCAGCAAGTCATAAACCGGCTCATCGAGACGCGCGAGCGATATGTCCCACGGCGCGCCCTTCGGCACCCAGGCGAAATAGAAGGTGTATTCGGTGCCGCCACCGGCTGCCATCACACCTCCTCCAGGCTGAGTTGCCACTCGTTCATCCCGGCCCATTCCCTGAAAGAGTTTCTGATGTCATCCACCATCATGATCAGAACCGGGCGATAGTAGGTGAAGGCCCCTTGTACGCGCGAGGAGCCAGACACGGCCGGGCGAGCTGGTGTCGATCCGGTCAGATAGTTCAGCTCGCAGGCACAGAACACTTCGACGGTCTGGCCGATCCAGCCGTCGTCGAGGCACGGGGTCTCGCCATCTGTGCAGCTGATCACGCTCTTGTACTTGCGAAAGCGAGTGTCCGCGAGCGAGCGTTTGACGCCATTGACATCACGCCGCGTCCAGGCGTCCCCGCTTGGCCTGATCAGTTCCAGCGTCTGGGTGAGATTACGCGCGGCATATGGCGTGAGCTGCAGTGCCGTCATCCCCGACAATGGGGTGATGACGAGAAGCGTGCCCATGGCCGCCAGTTGCGGATTGATCGGCATGTCACGAATACCAAGTTGGACGTTGGCCGGTTGAGCTAATCTTGCCCATCAGCGACGACCGCCTGACCGCCTCCATCGTTTCCTCGCTCACCGCGGCCGGGAAGTTTCCGGCATTGGTGCGCAGATCGAGCTGATAGACACCGAGAGAGTTGAGACCAGCGAGCGCCGATGCGCTGGCGGTGAACGGGCCACCGTAAGTCGAGCCCGGCATATTTGCGATGGAGCTGCCGTACTCCGCTGGATTGATGCCGCGCTGCAGGCGAGAGGCCAAATCCTCAAGCGCCGCGCGTGTGATAGCTCCGCCCATGTCTGGAGGCGGGGGCGGAAGCGGGCCACCTTCCTGGTATCCGACAAGACCGCCAGCGAAGTATCTCCTGATCAGGCCACCAACCGCTTTCTCGTCTTCGTCTGATGGTGGTCTATCTATTGGAGCATCTTCTTGTGATCTATTACTCCAATCTATTGGAGCGCCAGCAGCGTCACCCGCGTCGGGGACATTTGGAATGCTTGGAGCGCTTGGAACATTATCATCTCTTGGGCTCCAGGTTTTGATCGGTGTTGCCAAATCCTTATCGCTGGTTTTGACAGGGAGATAGAGCGGATTGCTTTCGATATCCTTAACGTAACCCTTGGACCACGTCGCCGAGAACATGGGATCAAATTTGACCCCAGGCTTACCAAAGGTGGTCGGATCATTTGGGTTGTACGGCTTATCTTGACCTTCCGGCCAGTATCTCCCTGCCGATGAATTATATTTGACATCCGCACCACCGCCTGGGGTGGAGATGGTATAATTCTGGCCAATGCCGGGCTTCAACACCGTGATCGGCCCTGCTGGACCTCGCCACACTTGTGCATGCGCTATGACACCGGCCCCGGTCGGACCTCCCGGCATTCCCATGTTTGGTGGAAGTTTCCTGCCGACACGGGCTCTCCACAGCGCAACATCCTGGGGATTATCTGGATCGAAACCGTCATGTTCGATCAGCGCCCGTTCCTGATAGCTCGGAGGAATGTAGTCGCTGTCCGCAGTGTAAGGATTGCGCGTGACCGTTGCTGATGGCGCTGAGCCGGAGGCAACCGCACCACCTCCCTGGAAACGAGTCCTGACTGCTCTGCGCCAATTATCCTCCGCTTGATGCAACGCATCATCAAGCCCCGTACGCAAGTCACCGGTAGAAACCGCCCTCCGCCAGTTGGCTTCCGCTGCATGCAGCGCGGTATCGAGCCCAGTAACCAGCGGGCCAGTCTTGACAGCCTGTGCCCATTGCGCCTCCGACCGATGCAGCTCTGTATCTAGCAAGGTTTTCATCGGGCCGGTTCTCGCAGCGCTGGCCCATTCCTGCTCTGAGGCACGTAGCGCCATATCGAGGCCAGTCATCGACTGTGGGTCTGGAACCGCACCACCTTCCTGAAACTTCCCTGCATTGATCCGATTCAGGAGCCCGAGCATTCCAGGTCTGCTCGCCTCGCTCGCGCGAACAACGAACTCACCCGGCGAGGCCATGATCGGGATTTGATCGCTCGTGCCGGTGCCCAGGCCATGCAGAAGGCCACCGGCTTGTTGACCATAATCCGCTTCCGTAAATGTTATCTCCTTTTTACCTCCGCCGCCGCCGCCACCTGTTTGTGGATTAGGAAATTCGATGCTGCCAATTTCCTGCGCCTTCTGTTGTAGCCTTTGGACGACCTCTCCGACTGCTCCGGGCAATGCATTCAGCGAGGAATCGATATTGCGAAGTCCGGTCTCGAAAAAGTTGAAAGCTTTGATGGCAGCCGTTGCCGCATCCTGCATGAATTTCATATCGGCGGTTTGCCCAGGCACAAGCCCCGCCGCAGTCTGCAGCGCCGCACCCCTTGTATCCTGCCGTGCGGCCTTCATCTCCAAGGTCTGCTTCGCCATCTCCGCTTTGAATTCTTCAATCTGCTTATCGCGCTGTTCTTGCTCCTCCGGCGTGCGGGCTGGCGCGACCTTATCGAGCAATGCCTTGATGTCTGGGGTAATCTCCGGCCTTGGCTTCTTTAGGAATTCGACAATTCCCTGGACCGCATCGCCAAGACCACGTCCGCCAACTGTCGCCTGAACTGCCCTCTCTAATTCCTGCGTCCGCCGGTCTTCCGGCAGCGCCCTCATCATCGGGCTTTCGTTAAGCCTCCTGAGCGCATCCAGAACGCCCTTTACTTCAAACCCGCCCTCGCGAAAGAGTGCCTTCTGTAGGGTACCGGAATCAACCTGACTAATTTCAAAACCCGGCTCGGCCTCGCCGCGAATAGCTTTTTGGACAGTTTCAATGTCCTTGTAACGAAGGCGCGCCGCAGCCTTAGTAGCATTAGTGTCTTCTATTCTTGCCTTTTCTTCTTCATCGGCCGCCGCTGCTACACCGCGAATAGCTTTGTCTCTATTGGCACGCGCCTCTGCGATTCGCGCTTCGGCTGGAAACGCCTTCTGCAATATTGTGAGCTGGAGTTCAGCAAGCTCGGTTTGTCTGGTATGAAGATTGGCGAGCTTCTCGGCCTGCGCTGCCTCCTGTGCCTGTAGCCGCGCCTGCTGCTCTGGCCCTACGCCAGCGGCAACTTCCTCACGGCGCTTCCGCTCCGCGATGGTCGCTCGCCGTTCATTGAGATCGGACTGTTCGAGATTGTGACGCGCGGTTTGTAAAGCCTGTAGCCGCTTGCGCTCCTGTAGGTCCGCGTCTGGTTCTTGTCCGTAATATCTTGCCCTGGCCTCCTCATAGGCAATTTGTGCGCCCTGCCGACCAAGCCGCGCCCCCTCGACGGTTAGAGGACCAGCGATTTCGGCAAGCCTTGCCTCCTGCGGAGCATAACGTTCCGCAATGTCGGCCCGCGTCCGACGCATCTGCGCGCCGCGCTCACCGAGCTGCGCACCGCTCACCGCCAGGGCAGCCGCCTCGCGCTGCTGCTCCATCATGGTAGCTTCGGTCTGTTGGACCTTGATCAGCTCGCCTTCGGCCTTCTTGGCGCGATCAACAGACAGAGCACGCTGATCATGCGCATCGGCAAGCGCACGTCCTGATGCTTCGACCTTGAGATTGGCCTCGATCTGCCGGTCGGCGGAATCTTCAACCTCGTGTGTGATCTCCGGCATCGACCGCCTTGCCCGCACCGCAAGACGGAAGAAGGTGTGATCAAGCTCGTTGGCGGGAACACCAGCTCGTTCGAATTGATATTGAAGCTCGACCAGCTCCCGCCTTGTGAGCCCCATGGTCTCGGCCAGGAGCTTGTTTTTCTGGGCCGCCTCGACCGCCTCTCCTGCAGTGTCGATGATCGCATCACGGCTTTTCTGCGCTACCGTGATGGCCGCATATCCAGCCGAGAGCACGCCAGCGGCCGGAGCGAGACGGGCGGCGAGTGCACCAAACCGGCCAGTGCCCGCCACCAAGGCTCCTGCACCACCAAGGGCGGAGGCTTCGAGCGCGCTGCCACCGGCCATCTCGGCGGCTGCACCAAAGCCACCCGCACCAGACATTTCGGCGACGACGCCCGTGCTCGAACGGGCGGCAGCAGCCTCAGCTCTCATCGTTGCTGCAGCTGCTCTCGCCTCCGCGGCAGCTCGCCCGTATCTCTGGCCGAAGTCCATCGCCTGCCCGGCCAACTGCAGGACAGTCAGCATCGAGGCGTCTTTGTCCATGTAGGTCGCGAACGCCTTGACCCCGGACAGGAAGGAATTGATGCCAAGGGTCGCGCGCTCAACGTCGCTCGCGGCCTCTCTCGGCATCATCGGCGGAGGCGCGGATGGCTGGATCGCCGCCGCGGGGACGTTCTTGACGCCGCTGCTGATTGCGTCGGTGATATTCTGCGAAAGCTTGTTTACGAACGATTTGTCTGATGGGGACCGGCCTGAGAGCTGAGATTCCAGCGCCCCTGAAATATTGACCTTCTTAATCGCGTCTTCGGCTGCTCTGGCAAATTGATCACCGGCCTGCTTGCCAGCCGACGCCGCCTGCGATCCGACATCACCGGGATCGGCCTTGAAGGTGACGGTTACGATATAATTGTTGTCGGCCATGGGCCTACTCTTCTTGCATCAACTCTTTCAGAACGCGCGCAAACGCATCTCCTGCCTTCTGCGCCTCGTCTTGCGCGATCTCGTGCAGATGGAATTTCTTCGGAATGGTGACCGACTCCTTTCCAAAGTACATCGGCTCTCCGCTCTCGCGGTCGAGCAACATCGGCAAGCCTTTCCGGCTGGTGATGCGGAACAAGTTCTCCGAGCCGTACACGCGCGGCCAGACATCATTGCCGTCAGCCCCAGAGAACGGCAGCCACATGTACCCGCTTGGGTTCTTGGCATGGATGGTCGCGCCGTACTCAAACACGGGCCAGTATTTCACCGGCTCGTCGCTCGCCTCCATCTTGGCGGTGACGCGGAAGGTGCGCTGCGTCTCCTCAACCTCGACCTTCCAGGCGTCCACCCAGCGATCACCAAAGTTGCCCGCCTCCTGGATATCCTCAGCTCCGCGGAAGGCGATGAAGTCCCTGGTCTCGCAGGCAGCCTCGCGCATGGCGTCTCGGACCTTGGTGCCGAGCTTGTCCATGTTCATCTTTATCTGGTTGAGGACATCCGCCTCGTTTTCCCACTGGACTCTCAGTTCCATGGCTAGTCCTCAAATGTGAGATCGACCTCAGCGTCCCTCGCCCACTTCATCATTGCGGCCTCGACATGCTGCTTTGAGCCGTTGGTTGCTGTCCTGATCATGCCAACGAAGTCGATGCGTTCCGCAGACTCTCTCCTCCTTTGGATAAACAGGAACGCTGACATTTGCCGCGGCGTCAGTTTCCAGACGCTGGGGTGTCGGGCTGCTCCGAGTTCCTCGGCCTCTGCTGCGATGCCGTAGCCTCCGCCCTTGAAGCGGCTTGTACGACCACTGTTATGGCCTCTGATGTCGCCGACGAGATCAACTCGTAGTCGCTTAGAAAAGGGCCGATACCATCGGGAAACGTGCACCTCCCCATTGCGAGCAACATCTTGATCTGCGGATGCAGACCCAGGTTACGGGCACGCCGCTCGACAATCTCGTGACCGAGAAACGATTCCTCATTCTCATCACGCTGACACGCTGCCAGGAACGCACCAGTCATGCCAGCATCCATCCCCTTCACGGGATGCTTGCCAAACTCGACCAGTATCTCGAATGCGTCCGGGTATCGCTCCATGATCCTCCCCAGGTCATAGCCCGATATCCCGTACACATCGATCAAGCCGTCGCTGCCGATGTCCACCCGCTCATGACGCGGCAGGACATCGAGCAGCGACAATCTACGAAGCATGCACAGCTCCTAGTGTGTGGTGTCGGTCGCGGTTCCGAAGCCTCCTGACACTTCGTCGAACAGAACGTCGCACTCGAAGTCGAACGCGCCCCACGAGCCGCTGCCAGTCGGCAGAAGCGAGATCGCCTTGCTTGGTGTGAAGAGGCAGGTGGGGAATTCGTAGGTCCACTGCGGACCGACGATATTGGTCGAGACGAACTTGAACGCAGCATAGATGAGCGGCTGCGACAAGACCGTGATTGGACTCGTTCGACCGCCCAAGATTGCCATGCCAAGGTTCCTGGCGGTGAACTCCTCCAAGATCATGGTGAGAGTCGCCGAGACCTCGGTGATCACCACCATATCCTTCTTGCGGATGCCGACGCGCGAGCTGTAGTGCTCCAGACGGGTCGGCTTCACCTGGAATGTGAATTCGGTGATGTTGCCCGCATCCACATAGGCCGCGTCCGGGTTGAGTGTTGGCGGGATCAGCTTCACATAGCCGATGCCGCGGCCAACGACATAGTTGCCGACATTTGGCGAGGGGCCGGGAGCAATCATGATGCTATCTCCTTTTGTCGTTAGCGCGCTTGGAACAAGGGATAGTCGAAGACGTACAGCATCAGGAGCCACGCGCCGTAAGCTCCAACGTCTCGGCCGATCTTGAGAGATGTCGTGAATGAGGACAGATAGTGGGTGCCGCTGACCGTGACCAAATCAACGAGCACAGGATCGTTGACGATCACGCTATTTAGCAGATCGTGCCAGCGAGACAGCTCAGGCCCGATTGGGTTCTCGACCGAGCCCATGAGCGTGTTCTCGAAATTGTCCCGCTGTTCGAGCAGAATCATGATCTGCGGGTCCATCCGCCAGATCGTGGTCGGCATGCGCGGGTTCTTGTGCGGCTCCAGCGCCTGCATCAATCGCGCATCGCCATCGAACAGAGCAAACAACGGACGCGGCACACCGAGAATGCCAGCCTTCGGACTGGTCGGCACCGGATTGGGATTGCGCAGCGATGTCTGGACTTCGTTGATCCCCTGGCCAAGCGTGAACAATCGATCAAGGATCGCTTCACGCCGGTTCAGGGTTTGATCAACGCTCATTGTCTTACCGTAAGATTCCAGTAGAGGTGCTTGATGTTGTGCGATCCCACGGCATGTGGTGGAGCGACTTGCCGTAATTTCTCGTTTTCCAATGGCTTGCCGTTGCCGTCGAGGATCGGCATGCCGTCATCGTCGAGCTGCAGCGTGATCAACATTTCTTTCTCGTCGATGTCGATCTTTTCCCCGGTTATCGGGCTGATCGACGAGATGCAGTGATGGCGATCAGCTGGGTTGCTGACGCGGCCAAGCCGCTCCTCGGGGAAGAACCCAGCGTCGATGGCTATGACGAAGCGATCCACGCCCCCAGGCATGCGCAGGATCGCGAGATATCCGAATTCCTCAATCAGATCGAAAAAATCCTGGCGGATGTTTTCCATATCGAGCGGCATGGCTAGAACCTCACGCCGCTGTTGACCACGATCACGGCCGGGAAATTTCTGCGCAACAGTGCCTTGTAGCGCATGCCGTACTGGGTCTGATTGTAGTCGGTGAGTTGATCGGCTGATGGCCAGGGCGGCGTGGACCAGCTGATATTGAGCTCTGGCGTACCCTGACTGGACTTGATCGCCCCGGTGCCGCTGGCTCCGCGCATCAATGTCAGCTGCAGCATATGCGCGGCGTAGAGCTGGACTCCGAGCTGCAAATTCTCGTCGTCGATCCAGTAGGTGCCATCAGTGCCGCAGGCGACCCTTGCCTCCTCGATGGCGAACTCGATCTCGCCGTCCTCGAAGCGGCGGAATTGCTTGAAGCGCATCTTCATGCTGGAGGCGGTCGGCAGATCAGTCATGGCGTGTTCTCCGTCGCCAACACTGTCATGATCCCCCACGAGCCGCCGATGATCTCGCCGCTGGCGTTCTGGATTGTGGCTTCGTGATAATAATTTCTCAGCATGGCGAGGGTGTCCGCAGTGTGCATCTGCACCGTGAAGCTGAGGGGCGAGTCGATGCCGACAATATCAGGCGTTGGGCTCTCAAGTGAACTCTTTGCGATCAGTAATTCGTCCCGCTTGGGGATACCTTGAAACTGGCTATAGACGTTCCAAAAAATTTTTGTGTCAACCAGCGACGGTGTTACGATGGGATTGACGATGAATGTGATGACCTGATTGTACCCGGCAGGTATTGAAAAATTCTGCGGTGTCATCATTGAAACGGTGATGCCGTTCATGGGTCCACCTTTAGCTTCGGGTCGATCCTCGATGCTTCTAGCACAGCATCAGGCTTCGACGCTTCCAGCTCAGCGCTGGTTTTGGACGCCTCCAGCTCGGCGATAGTCCTCGACGCTGTCAGCTCGGCGCTGGTCTTCGAAGCTATCAACTCAGCGCTGGTTTTGGACACTTCCAATTCGGCGCTGGTCTTCGAGGCCAACAACCCGACACTTGGTCTCGACGCCGCCAGCTCGGCCTGGGTCTTCGAGGCCAACAGTGTAGCGCTGATCTCCCAAGCTCTGAGATACTTGAAGCGTGGTCGCGCCTTAACAATGGCTGTTGCAAGCCGGATAAACTGACTTATCCCCAGACTTATCTCGATCACGAAGGTGGTGACGTGGTGAACGCTGGCCTGGAAGGCGACTGCAATCGACGTGCTAAGCGTGATGGTGACGCCCGTGAGCGCCGCGGCGAGGAGCTTCACGTTCTGCGGCGACTGCACCAAAATTCTGCGGGCACTCATTCTCCGCAACGTGACCAGCTCGTCTTGGCTCAGCGTAATAGTCTTGGCCGCTCGCTCGATCAGGCTGATATTTTGCGTCGTGAGCAGCATCGTGCTGACTGTCTTCGCCGCCGTTCTCACGACCGTCACGGTCTCGCCGATCAGGATCACGCGGGTGCGCGGGAAGGTGTGCCGAAGGATCAGGCTCTCGCCCTGGCTGATGGTGATGGTCGCATGGCGGAGCCCACCACCGAGCCCAAGGGTGACCAGCTCCGCGGTCGAGACCTGGATCAAGTGCCCCATCCTCCGGGCGAGGCTCACCAGCGAGCTTTGGGCGACCGTCAGGGTGATCTGATGCGCCGCCCTAGCTAGCAGCGTGACGGCCTCGCCCTGCGTCAGGACGATGGCACGTAGCTTGGTCTGGACCCTCGCCAGGGTGACCAGGGAGGGCGAGGCGATGGTGATCAGCCGGGTCCTGGCCACGGAAAGGCCAAGGGTTACCACCTCGGGGATTGCGACCAGGATGGTGCGGAAATGGGCCGCCCGTGCCGTCAGGGTCACCAGCTCGGACTGCAGCAGCTGGATGGTGCGCCGGTAGGCTGATCTTGCCGTCAGCGTGACCGCCTGCGCTTGCGAGATCAGGATGGTCTGCGATGCCAGCCGCCTGAGCGTCACCAGCTCGCCAATCGATACCGTGATCGTCCGCAGGAACGCCTTGGTTGCGGCGAGCGTAACCAGCTGGGAACTGGAGATTAGAATGGCCCTAATGTGCTTCGCCCCTGCAGTCAGGGTGACAAGTGACGGCATGGCCAGGGTAATTAGCCGCCGCGTGCTCCGTAACAGGCTGATCGATTGCGGAGACAGGACCGTGATCACCAGCTTGCCGGAAGCGAGTGGGATCAGCGTCACCAGTTCGCCTATGGCGACCAGGATGGTCTTGGCCGATGTCCTCGTCAGCGTGACGCTCTGACCAATCGAGATCGAGAGCGTCCGCAGCGCGCTCCGCACTCGCGATAGCGTTACGGCTTGGGCCTGCAGGATCGAGATCAGCGCCTGCTTTGATGACTTAAAAGTCAACGTCACCAGCTCGGCCTGGGTGAACACGATAGTCTTCGTGTACTGGATTGCCCCACTGATGTACTGGGTGGCCAGCGTTACAAACTCACCGATCTGCACCGTGATCGTACGCTGCAACCGGCGCAGTGCCGACAATGTGACCAGCTGCCCCGTGCTGACCAAGATTGTGCGCAACGCCGCCTTGATCGCCGTCAGTGTCACGAGCTGAGGCTGACTGAGCAGGAAGGTGCGCGACAATGATAATCGCATCGCCAGCGTCACGAGCTGGTTAGTCATCACGTTGATCAGCACCTGACCTTTGCCGAGATAGCTGAGCGTCACTCTCTCTGGCCATGCGATGGTGAAAGTGCGAGACAACGACAAGCGCATCGCCAACGTAACCAGCTGATTGGTCGCCACCAGGATGCCGCGCACGCTCTTGCGAGCGAGTGTGACGAGCTGGCCCTGTCCAAGCGTTATCGTCCAGACGTGCGCACCGACTCGTGTCAGGGTGACGAGCGACGACTGCGTGACAGTGATCGTCTTGAGCGCAGCCTTCATTGCATTGAGTGTGACAGTCTCCCCAATGCTGATGATCAAAGCCTGGATATGCGCAGCCGATCTAGCCAGCGTCACCGACGAGGACTGCGACAAGCTGATTGTTCTGAGCGCCGTCTTGATCGTGCTGATCGTCACGCTTTGCGCGATGCTGGCGGCAATCGAGACAGAATGAGCTGCGCGCTCGACTAACGTCACCAGCGACGACTGCGCCACCGTGATCAGCCGCAATGCGGCCCTGAGCATGGTCAATGTGACCGTCTCGCCGATGCTGATCACAATGGTGCGCGGATGAAATGCGCTCCTCGCAAGCGTCACCAGCTCCGCGATGGTAACGACAATAGCCTGCTGGGCCTGCTTGATCCGCGCTAGCGTCACCGCCTCGCTCTGGGATATGGCAATTGCCAGGGTATGAAATGCCGTGCGCGCGAGAGTGATCAATTGCGCCGTAGCCACGCTGATCGCTTGTCTGGCCTGCTTCAATCGCGCCAGCGTCACGAGCTGGGCCTGGGCCACATTGATTGCGGCTGGATGCGCCGCCAGCCTTATGAGCGTGACCAGCTCCCCAATGCTGACCTGAATGGCGGCAATTGCCTGCTTGATGCGGGCCAAGGTGACAGCCTGGGCCTGGGCGATGGTGATATTGGCGAAGTGCGCAGCGGTACGGACTAAGGTGACGAGTTGCGCCGAGCTGATCGTGATGGTGCGCAGCGCGCGCTTGATCGCGATCAGCGTCACCGTCGATGGCTGGGTGATGAGAATAGTGCGGAGATATCGCCCAACCTCCGCCAGCGTCACGAGCTGGGCCTGCAGTACCGTGATTGTCTTAGTGAACTGTTGCGTTCCTGAAATGAACGTCGGGACCAGCGTCACCAGCTCCGCGATGCTGATGGAGATGGTGCGTAGAGCGGCCTTGACCCGCGTGAGCGTGACCAGTTGCGATGACAGGATAGATATCGTGCGCCGGTACAGCTCAGTTTCTGTCATCGTGACGAGCTGAGCTTGCAGCACCGTGATGGTTCGCCGATAGAACTCAACCTCCGTCATGGTCACGAGCTGCGCCTGGAGGATCGTCTCAGTATTGGCGATGGCCCTCCGCAGGGTGACGAGCTGGGCTTGCGTGATTTGCACCGGCTGCGATTTGGCAGCAAGACGCACGAGCGTGACCAGCTGACCATGTGCGCTAGTGATCGCTCGCGAGACAGCCTTGGTCCTGGTCAGGGTGACAAGTTGGCCGAAGGGGGCTGTGATCGTGCGCCGGTAGAACTCCGTCTCCGTCATGGTGACAAGCGGCGCTATGACGACATTGATCGTTCTCCGATAGAGTTCCGTCTCTGTCATCGTAACGAGCTGGCCCTGCAGAATTGTCTCGGTATCGACAATCGCCTTCCGCAGCGTAACCAATTGGCCATGGGCGCTGGTGATGGTCTTTTGCACGGCCTTCAATCGTGCCAGCGTCACAGTCTCGGCGATGGATATTAGGATTGTCCTGAGCCTCGATGTCAGCGTTGTCAGCGTAACAAGCTGCGCTTGAGCGATAGTCTCGGTATCTCTGATCGCCTTCAACAATGAAACCAGCATGCCCTGACTGATGCTGATGTTCCTCAGCGTTGCCTTGATGCGCGCCAGCGTCACTGTTGACGGATGCCCACTAAGGATCGTGCGCGGCAGTCTTTTGCTGATGGTTACCAACTCACCGATCTGCACTGTAATCGTGCGACGATAGCTTTCGATCTCCGTCATCGTCACGAGCTGCGGGGTCGAGACCAGGATAGTACGGAGATATTTCCCGATCCCGGTCACGGTCACGAGCTGGCCAATCGAGACGCTAATTGCCTTCCCGACGCTCTTGATGCGCGCCAATGTGACCAGCTCTGCGCTCGATACAGTGATCGTCCGCAGTACGCTTTTGATCCTGGCCAGCGTCACTGACTGCGCCAACGCAACAGAGATCGTCCGCCGCGCCGTCAATTTCGGCTGGACTAAAGATGCTGAGAGTTTCTGCGAGCTTTGATTGATCTGGACTTGCGAACCGGCGGCATTGGTGACAAGCGTCCCCGATCTATCGGTTACCCAGATATTCGGATCGTCGGGCGCAACAACATAGAGAGTGATCAGATATTGTGTCATTTCCTCTGATACGCAGCCCAGAACGTTCCATTCTGCATCCATCCCGGCGCAATAGCTTCATCCAACTTCTGTTTGAAGGTAATCGAATCAAACCCATGATCCAGGATCATTTCGTTGACATCGATGCCGTCGTCGGCCCACTCACCGCCCTCGACCGGCAGGCAGCGGGTGTGATTGTTGACCACGAACAGCTTGCCCTCCGGCTTCAATACATACGCGATTCGGTTCAATGCATCTCGCAGATCGATGCAGTGTTGCAGCGCCCACACCGCGATCACAGCGTTGAACTTGTTGGCTTGGCCGAAAAATATGAGATCAAACATCGACGGATCACAAGCGATGAACGCAGCGCTATCGACCAGCGAGGTGGCCAGCGCTCGCATGTTGGGCGAGATATCAACCCCAACCACCTTGCAATCGAGCTTCTGGATCAACGGTTTCGACAAGCGGCCAATGCCGCAACCATAATCGAGAACCAGATCGCCCTGATTGATATATGGTTCCATCAGAGCGATCAGCGCTGGAGTTTCCTCGTCCCAGCGCTGCTTGACGGTCATCCCCTCAGTCGGGGTCACGATGATGTGGGCAGCTTCCTCAACGGTCTCGATATCGATGAAGCGAGCCGGATCGTAGGCAACTTTCTTTAGCTCCGGCATCAGCATTGTTGACTCCTATGAGATTGATATCGGTGGCGGTGCCGACGGTGGATCGGTGTTGTGCTGCTGCACCGAATTTGTCGTGGCATTCATGAACCCATTAAACCATGCCACAAACATCTGCAATGCGTTGATCGTCACCGGTGGAGGATTGGCTCCGACAAGTTGCATGTTGTAGGTGGTCGCGATCCAAGACAGAATCTGCTGCGCATCGGCATCGCTGATCGTATATGTCTTCGTGCCATTGATCCCACCGCCTGCTGGCCAGTTGATGTTGCTCGGCCAATTCTTCGGAGCCGTCGCTGGCAGAGCTGCGAAGCCGCTCGATGTAATCGCCATCGTTCCCATTGTTTCCTCATGCCACGTCGTGAACCTTGAAGTAGCTGCCGATCTTGACGGCAGTCGCCGTCGCATTACTGGTGTTCTGCGCCGCGCGCACCGTCAGAGCGCCACCCGCGTTCACGGTGATAAGACCCTTGATGATCACAGTACCCGCCGTGCCGACGATGGTCGAAGAGGCAACCACAGTGTTCATCGCTGTCGCCTGCGCGTTGCCCTTGATGCCGTTGTTGCCGCTGTCAACGATCCAGCCGTCGTAGATGATTGCTGTGGCTGTACAGGTGCCACCGATGGTGCATTGGATGCCGCCCGCAGCCGCGCAGGTAAACGAGAGGTGTGCCTCGAACGCATAGGTGCGGCCAGCCGCAACGGTGACGTTCAAGCCTGAGACAACGGTGATGGTGGTATTGCTCGTCCAAGTAACGTCCGCCCCAGAAACACGCTTGAGTCCACCCCATTGAAAAAAACCGGTGATGTCCGCTGCGGTGCCGTTACCAATGCCGACAACACCGGCCGCGATCCGTGACCAAGCGGTGTCTAAAGTACCGTTGCCGTTACCGCTCGTCCATCCCCAGCGCCAAGCGCTCGGACCCTGCGCATATCCCGTGGAACCGCCGAGCTGGAGTGATGATGTGCCTGTCGCGTTCTGAATATTGACCGCGCTGCCGGTGTCAAAGACAATGTTGGCTGATGGTGCTTGTAAATAAAGATCACGCGGCGTACCGGTTCCGCTCGCTTGTGTTCCGATTGTCAATCTATTACTTGATGCGGCCCAGTCAAAGATTCCGCGCTCATAGTTCAAACTATCCGTGTAAGTATTATAGACACGGAAGGTTTGCGCGCTTGTGCCGTTTCGCTCTGCGATGGTGTTGGCTGCGTCTCGGAACAGTTTTGTGTCCGCCGCTTGCGTTGCATCCGCCGAACTGTTTGACCAGCCGATTCCGTAATCGGACGCTACCTGTAAGAATCCCGCTGACCCTGATGTGAGCGCCAATCGCGTTGAAGTACCGTCATAGAAGCCGAACGTCCCCGCCGTGTTCATTGCGATGTCGTAAGTGTGGCCATTTGAATTCAAAATAAAATCGGCGTTCCCTGTTGCCGATGTGTTGCCAATGTTAATTGTTGTCCCAGAATCAGAACGGCGGATGATGCTGAACGCTGTTGCACCCCCGGCTTGGAAATCTGCGATCTTTGATCCGGTCGCATATGCCGTCTGAGTGATGTTGACCAAGATGCCGGTGAACGTGACGCCGCTCGCGTTCCAAGTCTGCGCCAAATTCAAAATCGGGTCGTTGACGGTAGTTGTCGCGTTGCTAACGGTAACGGAGCCAATCGGATCAACGTTGAATTGCGACACGCCGCCGGTCTGCAAGTCCAGCAGCTTCGACGCCGCCGCATAAGCGGTGGCGGTCACGTTCATCCGAATCGCGGTGAACGTGGTCCCGCTGGCGTTCCAGGTATCGGTGAGATTGTTAAGAGGGACGCTCACTGCCGTTCCCCTGGTGGGATGGCGGCTGTTGTATCTGCTGCTGCGCAAACTGCGCTGCTATCATAATCTTCTGATCAATCGGGATAGCAACCTCGGCCGCGCGCATGCCGTTGGCGCGCACCGCCGCATCGAGCAGGCCGCGCAGATTCAATGCTTCTTGCTCAGTTAGCTCAAGAACGATGTTCACGTCAGCCTCAATGAGTGATGATGGTGATATCGCTTCCCGAAGCCGACACTACCACGAAGCATCCAACCTTGAACGGCCACGGAGTGACCACTGCCACATTCACGGTGCTCTTCGAAACATCGATCACAGCCATGACCGTGCCAGTGGCATCCGTGCCATCGTAGATCGTCATGGTTCCGACTGCTGCCGTATTGATGCTGATGGTGGAAATCCATCCTCCACCAACCTTAATCAGCGTGCTGCCGTTAGCCGCGATGTGAGTGACGGCCGCCCCGCGCGGATCAGGCGTCAACCAAACCGGGTTGGCATTTCCTGGGACCAGATTCGGAACTGTTTGTGCTGCAGCTGTGCCAGTGAAAACCAGCGCCGCGAGCAGCGCTATTAGGTGAGCTGGTCTTTCCATGTGAACAGGATGCTGTCGTTGTTGTTGAGCGCGATGCCTGCGAAATCCGCATGAGCGAACAGGCTACCGCCCTTCGCCGTGGTGTTGGCGTAGGTGGCGGTCTGGGAACCGAGCGCGGCATTTGTGTTTGCCAACCCATCCGCCCCGCTGGTGGCCGTCGCGCCAACTGCGTGCGCGGCAGAGGTGGAGCCGAGTTGTGCGCGGACAACCGTGAGAGTCGTGCCGCCCTGGCCAGCGGTGACCAGCTCAACCTCATTTTCCACCTGAATGTAGAAGTTTCCGCTCGCTGGTCCAATGGTGGCCGCCAGCGTGATGGTGGTCGCTGCCGCCGCTTGCGACGAAGTCGCGATGGTCGTGGTGCTCGCCGCGGTCGTGGTGTCAAACAGTCCCGCCTCGGTGATGGTCTTCGCGTTGGTGGCAGTTATCGTGCCGGTCACCTGATAGGTGTCGGCCAGGAACGAAGTCAGCACTAACGATGAGGTGCCAGCCACCCGCGCCTCGGTCTGCGGTCCAAACAAAGCCACGTCACTGTTGGCGCTGGCCGTGGTAGCACCTGATCCCCATCCGATATTCTTCGGCTCAGTGGGCGATCCTGCTGCCTTGACGAATGCCCAGATCAGAGACCGGCCGGGAAACGTTGCGACTGCACTGTTAGCCATAGCTAACCTCCGATTTGCTGCGGCGAGCATCGACCAGATCGATCAGCTCATCCCGTACCTGCTGCATCACGCCACCCCAATCACCGGTCTTGCTTTGTCGAAATAGACGCAGCGATGGATACCACGGACTATCTGCTCGATCATGCATCCATACCCAGTACGGATTCTTGCAGAGCACCACCCAGGCTGGGACACCGAGCGCGCCACACAGATGCGCCATCAGCGTGCATGAGGTGATGACCAAATCCATCTGCAGGATCGCAGTGGTAGTGACCAGGATGCCGCGATTGCCGAGCTGCGTGCCGAGATCGCACACGAGATCGCGCGCACCGAGGCGCTCAATGTCCGCCTGTCCATGCCCGACCTGGAGGCTGTAGAGCCACACACGCGGGTGCTCGGCCAACGGCAGCATCAGCTCCAGTGGGATCGAACGCTCGCCGTTGCGCTCCTGCTCCGGGTTGCCGGTCCAGACGATGCCGACCTTGAAACCATTGGGATCGAATGGCGCTGGCACATCGGCCTTACCCATCCGCATCTGTTCTTCGGCCCGCAGACGTATCAAGCCGGGATCACTCCGTAGCCCATCGAGCGTGCAACGCGAATGCCATGGCAAACTGCCGATCACCACACTGTAATCGCATTCCGGGATCGGTGTACCCTCTGGCACATACTCGCACATGCCACCACGGAAGAAATTCCAGAACAGCACTGCGATCTCGTGCGAGCAGCACAGATAGACCTTGCCGGATTCACCGACCTGATACTTCAACCACGGCAGCCAGCGCGAGAACATCACAGTGTCGCCGAGACCTTGCTCGACACAAGCGAAAATACGCTTGCCCTTGATATCCTCGCCCTTCCAATACGGTGCCGGGAAATTCGGGTAGACCTTCTTGCCTTCCTGCTGGCGGAACGGGATGCGGGTCTCGTACTCTTCCCAGCCGCGCTCATAGTCGCCGAGCGCCAAACGCATCATCGAGCGGCACCACTTCGCGTTCAGATAATTCGGATTGGTCTCCATCGCCTTGGCAAAGCACTGCTCCGCCTCCTCGTAGCGACCAAGGTCGTCCAGGATCAGAGCCTTGACGTGGTGCGCCTCCTCGATTGCACCCATCGTCATCGAGCGATCAGCGCAGGCCAGCGCCTCCTCGTACTGCCGGGCTTTCCAGAACAGCGCCGCCATGTTGGCCCACAGCTCGCGTGAGTTCGGCTGCACGGCGATGGCACGCTTCATCTCCACGATTGCGGTGACGATGTGCTGATACTTCGTGCCCCGCATGAGCGCGATCTTGTTCAGCTCCGTCACCGCCTCATGGACGGGCCGGAAGGTGTCAACTCGACGCTTGGTCGGAAGCTTGACGACCTTGGCCATGCTCACCCCGCTGGCGGGGCAGGCGGTTGCTCGCCCTCTTTCGACATCGTCGCGAATTGCACGATGATGTCGGCATCCTGCTTGAATAGGTCCTTTGCTCCCGGCACATCGGGTCCCTTGAACCGCAGCATGATGCTGCCGTCCGAAAGGTCTTTGGACACGAGCTGAACCTCGAACACATCAACTGTGACATTCATCTCGACGCCATCGACGGTCGCAAGGGCAGGCGCAGTCGTCATGTGCGGATTCTGCGCGGTGTATTCTGCTTGAATCATGTTCGCCTCACCTGATTCCTGATCGTGATCAGCTTGATAAAGGCCCACTTGATCGTGAGGATGCACTGCCACAGCCAACGAGGCATCGACGATGTCAGCTCACCAAGGTCTTTGTCACGCTTCCGATACGCCCCGCAGTTCGGGCAGATAGGGCCGACCGGATGATTGTTGCACGCAGGATTGGGATTAAAGCACCCAGGCCAACCGACCTGAGTATGAGTGTCGTTCTTGTAGACGCCTGGAGCCTGACAATTCCAACAGGCGTGGATGATCGTGCCCTCTAGCGTCTTGCGCGTGATGCCGAAGACGACATTGGCTTCCTGCGGTTTGCTCGTCATGCGGCACTCGGCGTCAGCGCAAGATCGCTCTTCGGTCCAGAGAAGACCGCAACCACGTTGGGATGGAGCTCAATATTCCTCACGGTCTCACCCGGATGGATCATGACCTTGTCGCCGTAGAAGTCGTGCACCACTCGCGGGGCCTTCTGGTTCTTGCTGGTGATGTCGTACTTCGTGGGCCTCACCTTCTTGTTCTCTTCGGCCAATTGATAAAGCCGCTCTTCATCAGGTGTCCTCTCCTGCATCTGGCGATCAACGCCATCACGCGGAGCCGGAGGTGGACCTTTCACATCGTTGGTCCACTCCGGCTTCCCTGCCTTTGTTTCTGACATGGTTCCTCTCCTTCGCACTCTAAAAAACTCACTCGCGCAGCAGCTTATGGCGAGTTCACACCGGAGATGCCGTCAATATAGCGCACGGCACCCGGACGCCGCACCTCGACCGAGCCGACACGGAAGATGCCGGGGATATCGAAGGCGAGCGCGCTGCGCTGATAGACCGGCAGGAAGCGATGCGGCATCGGGACATGAAGCTTGAGCACGCGCGGATCGCGGCGATACACGATCATGCGGCCACCACCGTCGCCACCAGCCGTGTCGAGGCCGAGCACACCGCGCAGCTTGAGCGGAGCGCCTGTGTTGAAGGTGTACAAATTGTACTTGGCCAAATAGTCGAGCGCATTGCCGTAGGTGTTCGGAATGCGGATGTTGGCGAGGCGTTGCAACGCGCTGATCGGCAGCAACACAGTGTCCGCCATCTCGACCGTCAAGCTGCCGGTGTAGACGCCGGTGAGAGCATCTTGCACGTCGCCGATGATCTCGTCCGCGGTCTTCTTCGACCAGAGAGTTGATCCGGCTGCGCCGGTCTTCGCGGTGACCACGGTCACGTTCGGATTGTTGAACAGGCCGGTGACGCTCTTGCTCGCATCGCCACGATACGCGTGATTGTCCATGAACATTTCGTACGCGAAGCGGGCTGCCTCGGCACGCTCGGCGGTGAGATTGAGACCAGGGATCATCATCGCCTGCCCCAACTCTTCGAGCGTGTAGGTGTAGCCAATGCCCGCCATCTCGATTCCCTGCTCGAACTTGTTGCGGTTGATATCCGCATAGGGAATGTCGGTGGCGAGATGGTTGATCCAGTGTGCCTGACCAACCTTGTCCAGAGAGTAGTAGGTGACGCTCTTCGCCCACTCTCCTGCCGAATTGTCGATTGGCAGAAGCTGCGCGTAGATAATTTCGGGGTACTGAATCCGATAAACTTCGGACTCAATGTAAGCGGTTTGGCTGACGAGGAAGCCAAGCGCTTGCTGTGGGTTGTCATAGATGTCCAAACGCATTGCGGTCTCCTATTGTTTGAGGCGCTGGCTTCGCTCCTGATCAGACTGCCCGGTTGCCTGCGATCTGACCGAGCCGCAGCAACGCAAGCCCGCCAGATGCAGCTCCAGTCATCCAGCGCGCGCCTTCCACGGCGACCGCACCCGTGCCGAATTGGCCGGTGGCAGCGTCATAGTTAACGGCGGAGGTGATGGTGACGGCACCGCCGACGATCACCCAGATGTCGCCCATCACAACGATGCCAGCGTTGTCGTACTGGGCATACTTGTCGAGCGTGAGCGTCTCGGAGCGTGGCAGAGTCTGATCGGCGCGCGTGACGCCGACGAAATCGTTGCCTGCAAGGATGCAGCCGCGGTCGGCAACTCCCTGACTGACGGCGAGGCCAAAGCCGATGCCAGCTGCGGTCTCGACGATGCGAGTATCCGTAATGGCCTCGGTTTCCTGGCCGAGCATGCCGTTCTGCGCGATTGGCTGGTAGCGAGTGTAGGTGGTTTGAACCGGGGCTGGCTTAAGCATGAGCCCATCTCCTTTCTAAAGGATGATCGATGTGGTGGAGCGCCTTATTGCTTCCAGGCACCCGTGATGTGCTTGACGTACTCGTTGTACGCCGCGTCCTTCATCTGCTTGGCTGATGGCTGATGATCACCGCCGCCCTGGCCAAGCAGGTTCAAGCTGTCGGCAAGCCGATCAGTGCCGTTGCGCGGCTTGACGTTGGCGATAATCGCCTGGAACGCGCCAGCGATGGCCTCGTCCGT